GAGGTATTTTATCACTTTGCACCATGTCAAGTGTTATTTGTTAAATCTTAACTATGCCGTAAAAATTGCCATTGCTTACAATATGTGCTATATCATCATTGACAATGATTAGCCACAAGCTACCAACTAAATGAGCTTTAGTTAAGCCGTTGGTGTGTAGGTAGATTAAGGCGTCGTTGATGCGATTGTTGATTGTTTGTTTCATCACACTAGCCCCACAATTCCAGTATTAGCACGTAATGCTTGTAAAACATCTTTGTTTTCAGTGCGCCATTTAGCGAAAGCTAACAGACTGTTCAATGTTGCTTGCTGTTCGTCATTAAGTGTGCCAGATAGTTTACCAATACCTAGCGCCATTAATGTTGAATCAACACTATCCTTTGTGCCGTCAACTATGTATGTCGCATGTTGACCCCATGATAAAGTTTGTGTTTTAACTTTAACGTCGAATGGTTTAACTGCTTTGCGTAAATCGTTAATTGTGTTCATTTGTTTAATCCCTATGTTTGTTAATCAATTTGTTTTGCTCGATGGGTGTATGATATGACACTAGCTAACCATGTGTCAAGCATTATTTGAAATATTTTTTATAAATTTTTATTTGTTAATAGAATCATGTAGTTATAAGGATATTAGGTTGATGATCATACCGATTTTTACAAAATCCTTTGGTATCCTAGTATATACAGGGAATAAAGATTGATAAGGAATTGAGGTTACAATCTAACGATTGACTACTTCATAACATGATTGATTGATTAGCAGACGATGTTTGATAGATTGATAGGGAATTGATTGAGAAGCACCTCCAACCAACTCTCATCTATCTACTACATAAGATATGATTCAGCTTAATGATTAACTAAGTCAATCATTCAGCTTCATACATATAATAATATATACATCATCTAATCATTACATATCATTCAGTCTATAAGACTCTTTGTTAGATGTTCTCTTAACAGATGTACTACTCTATTGATCAGTCTATCAGTCTTTATCTATCAGCTTATCAGTTATAGTGCAGATTGCTCCATTATGGTGCAGTCTTCGACTGATGGGGAGGGGGTAGGGATTGTTGGTGATTATTATTGGCGGTACCACATCCGTTCACAAAAAAGAAAATTAAGAAAATGTTTCACACTAAAATGTTTCACAAATTATTGATTATAAAATAGAAAAAAGGAAAAATTAGAATGTCTGATAATACTATTGTTGAGGATAGTACAGATGCTTTAATTGATGGAGATGTCAAAAAGGTTTTGAACAAAAGAGGTCGCCCTAAGAAAGACCTAATCAATGCAAATAAGAAGCAAAAGGTTGGAAGACCTGCTGGTGATAATGCAAGGATTGCAGAGTTTAAAGCTAGAATCTTGTCAACTAAAGGTACTGCTGTAATTGAGAAGATTTTGAATACAGCTTTAGAGGATGGTCACCCTGCTCAAGCTAGTTGCATGAAGATGATTATTGATAGGGCACTCCCAATATCAATGTTTGGTGAACAAGGTGGTGGTAATCAGAAACCACAAATTACAATCAATATTGCTGGTTTAACAGATAATAACATTAGCATTGAATCTTCAGATTCATACAGTGATGTAGAAGAAGGTGAATGGGAAGATGGCTAATTTAGATTGGAGGTTATTGCCTTGGCAGTTAGATGTGTGGAAAGACACTAGCCGATTCAAAGTTATTGTAGCTGGACGTCGATGTGGTAAGAGTAACTTCTCCATTAAGCAGACTATCGCTAAAGCATTAGAAGCCCCTAAAGGCTCATGTGTTCTTTATGTAGCACCTACACAAGCACAAGCTAGACAGATTGCTTGGGATGCTATTATTGACCAAGGGAAGGATGTAATTAAATCAGCTCATGTAAACAGTATGGATATTACGTTTATTAATGGGGTTAAGTTACATCTAAGGTCTGCTGAGAACCCTGACAATATGAGGGGTTTGAAAGTTTATTATGCAGTTATTGATGAAGCAGCGTTCATTAAAGATGATAACTTATGGAATAAGGTTATACGACCAGCTTTATCAGATTTGAAAGGTGATGCAGTTTTTATCAGTTCCCCTAGTGGTCGTAATTGGTTTTATGATTTGTACAGTAAAGCTAAGGCTGGTGAATTGAAAGATTGGAAGGCTTGGCATTTAACCACTTTAGACAACCCAACCATTGACCCTGAAGAGATTGAAGATGCTAAAAAGAACCTTAGCAGTTATGCTTTCAGGCAAGAGTTTATGGCTAGTTTTGACAGTATGGGTTCAGACATCTTTAAAGAAGAGTGGATTAAATACAATGATGTAGAACCCAGAGATGGTGAATGGTTTGTAGCTATTGATTTGGCTGGTTTTCAAGATGTAGACAAGCTAATGCAAAGTCAAACAAACAAACTAGATATGACTTCTATTGCAGTTGTTAAAGTGAATACTGAAGGATGGTATATCAAAGAGGTTATCTACGGTAGGTGGGGCTTTAATGAAACAGCAGAGAAGATATTTAATGTTGTTAAAGAGTACCTACCTAGGACAGTTGGTATTGAGAAGGGTGTAGCTAAACAAGCTATCATGTCACCTTTGACAGATTTAATGAAACAACGTAACTTCTTCTTTTCAGTTTATGAATTGTCACATGGTAATAAAAGGAAGTATGACCGTATCATCTATGCCTTACAAGGTAGGTTTGAACATGGTCGTATTACGTTAGCTAGAGGTGATTGGAATGTTGAGTTTTTAGATCAGCTTTATCAATTCCCTAATCCTCGTGTACATGATGACTTGATTGATTCAGTTGCATACATTGACCAGATTGCCAACATTAGTTACATAACAGATTTTGAAGATACAAGTGTAGAACCGCTAGATTACATAGCTGGGTATTAATTTAACAGAGGGGTTTTCATGACAGATTTAGAAGATAGCCTATTAGCAGAAATGACTATTGACCAATACGTCATGGGAATGGCTGAAGAATGGCGTAATCATTACAACCAAAACTACAAAAAGCAACATGAGGAGTATTATTACTTATGGCGTGGTATTTGGCGTGATGAAGATAAGACAAGGGAAAGTGAACGTAGTCGTATCATTGCACCAGCTTTACAACAAGCAGTAGAAAGCAATGTATCAGAGATTGAAGAAGCTACGTTTGGCAGGGGTAAGTTCTTTGATATTTCAGATGACTATGCAGATAAAGACAGTCAAGATATTACAATCTTACGTAACTTGCTATCTGAACGATTTGAAAAAGATAAAATCAAGAAAGCTGTTAGTGAGTGTATCTTAACATCAGCTATCTATGGTACAGGTATTGGTGAAATCACTTTAGAAGAAGTTAAAGAGATGAAACCAGCTACACGTCCTATTATGGATGGTGCTATGAAATCAGTTGGTGTAGAGGTTGTAGATAGGGTTTCAGTTAAACTGCGAAACGTACTACCACAAAACTTCTTGATTGACCCTGTAGCTACAAGCATTGAAGAGAGTGTTGGTGTAATAATTGATGAATATGTACCAACACATTTAGTTGAGCAGATGCAAGAAGCTGGTGTCTACAATGATGTAGATTTTCAAACACCAAGTCAACTGTCAGAGTTAGAAAAAGACCCAACATTATCAGTTGATAACGAGGGTAAAACTCGCTTAACTAAATACTATGGCTTAGTTCCTCGTGAAATGTTATCAGATATCCCTGATGACATGGAAGGAAGCCTTGTAGAAGCCATTGTAATCATCGCTAACGAACAATATGTGTTGAAGGCTGATGTAACCCCATACATGATGCAAGATCGCCCTGTGGTGGCTTTCCAGTGGGATATTGTCCCTAACCGCTTCTGGGGCAGGGGCGTATGTGAGAAAGGGTATAATTCACAAAAAGCATTAGACGCAGAGCTACGTGCCCGTATGGATGCTTTAGCTTTGACAGTTCACCCAATGATGGCTGTTGATGCTACTAAACTAGCTAGGGGTGCTAAACTAGAAATTAAAGCTGGTAAGACAATTCTTACTAACGGTAATCCAGCAGAAGCATTAATGCCGTTTAAGTTTGGTAATGTTGACCAAGTTACTTTTGCACAAGGTGCTGAATTGCAACGTATGGTGCAACAAGCCACAGGTGCTAGTGATGCAACAGGTGTTACAGGTGGTATTAATGGTGAAGCAACGGCTGCTGGTATCAGTATGTCACTTGGCTCTATCATTAAACGTCAGAAACGTACATTGATTAGCTTCCATGAAAGTTTCTTATTGCCATTTGTAGAGAAAGCAGCATGGCGTTATATGCAGTTTGACCCTGATAACTTCCCTGTTTCAGATTACAAGTTTGTAGCTACATCAACTCTTGGCATTATTGCTAGGGAATATGAAGTTACACAGCTTGTTCAGTTGCTAAATACAACACCACCTGATTCACCAGCTTATAGTTTGTTGATTAAATCAGTGATTGAAAACATGAACATCTCTAATCGTGAAGAATTTATCGCAGCATTAGAACAGAGTTCGCAACAATCACCAGAGCAACAACAAGCAGCACAGCAAGCACAACAAATGCAAATGCAAATGGCACAGCTTGAAATGGCATTGAAGCAAGCACAAGTGGCAAAAGAGCAAGCGTTAGCTGAAAAAGCACACATGGAAGCTCAATTAATGCCTAAAGAGGTTGAAGCTAAATACATTTCAGCCTTATCAAACAATTTAGATGAAGATAATGAAGCTAAAGACTTTGAACGTAGGATGAGGATTGCTGAATTAGCTTTGAAAGAAAAAGACATTGAGAGTAATGAACGTATTGCTATTACTCAGATGCAAGCTAAACAGCAAGCAGAAAGTAAAATGAAAGAGGCTATTGATGGAATTTGACAACATTGAAGCCATTGTCACATTGGCAGGGAAACTAAAAGAAGTTAAAACTGATTTAGAGAG